CACCGCTTCCTCCTCCAGAAGGACAGCCGCTCAATATATAATGAGCAGACTTTAGAGTAACTGGCAATATCAATGAAACGTCTGCTGTGGCTGTACCATTCATTAATACTGATCCATCACTATTCACAGTTATTGTAACTCCATTTTTTGTAGAACTAGTGTGAGGGTTTTTAAGCTTATTTTTAGGTCCATTATTAACAATATCAATCAGAACAGACGTGTCTTTTGAGATCTGTCCAGACATAGCGTTGACCGAGCCTTCAAGAGTTGTAGTTCTATTTTGAAGATCAGATACAGCGGTTGAATTATCATCAACTTTCTGCTTATACTCATTTGTGAAATCATTAGAACTCAGTCCTTTTCCAGTCTCAGGCTGAACCGCAGACATAGCTAAATCTAAAGCATTATCAACCGCTGCTCCATTAGCATATCTTGAAATATAATCGCTCATGTTGAATCGCCTCCTTTATACATTATCAACCTGTATTAATATACCATGAACAAAATACAAATGTTTCTTAGTGGTTTGAACATCAGTAACATTACCATCACTATCTTTGGAGACAGATATGTCAGTAACTATCTCAGTGTCGTATTCATCTGGAGCTTCGTAGAATCCCATTTGATCATTACCGACCCATACTCGCTTTGCGTTTATACCAATTATGTTTGAGTTTAGGCCTAATCCATATTCCATATGACCGTCTACATCATACTGACTTCGCAAATTTATATCAGCTATCTGACTATCATCGCCATCTATGGAATTACCGCCATACAAGTGTCCCTCTGCTAGATTCATCCAGAAATTTATAGGTCTTAACTGTTCATCGAGCTCAGTTTCTGATCTTGTATAAAGTCTGCCGTTAATAGAGCCACCGGCCTTATTAAATACACATATAGGTCGATTGTTTTCGTCGTTTACAATGATAGTTCCTGCTACATTATCGAGACCGCCCATTATCAGGTTTCCGCCTCTAATTCTGTCAGCAAGCATTGTTCCTGTTGTTATTTTATTAGCAACAATATTGCCATCCATTGTCATAGCAAGGCCAAATTCGCCGTTATAGCCAGTACTGGAATATCCCAAACCATTTATGTTCCATCTCCAAATTTTTGCATCAGGATCCAAATAGTTAAGTCTATCACAAATTAGAATTTCAGTTATGAGACCTTCTGCATTTCTTAACAAAGTAACATATCCATTACTTGTTTCCTTTATCAAAGCAGACGCATTGTCTTTTGCGGCTTGAAGGATTGAAGACGGTGCTGGAATATCACTAATCTGTTTCAAAAGCTGAGAATTTATCTCTGCTGAATGATTCGTTAGTGACTGAGTTGTCTTAGAGCCAAGATTGTATGTGGTGCTTCCAGGATCATCCAATGGAATAGACATTTTTGTTACTGGGAATATTTTATTTAATCCATGTGGTGTAGACCGAACCCTTATTCTACTTAAGAATTTTATAGGGTCAAAGTTTTCTTCCGGATTTATTGGAGCTACAGGAACAAGATCTATATACATGTTATTATAAGGATATCCGTCTTCCATATAGTCATTGCAACGCATTATCAAGTTTGGTAATGGCTCAGACATAGACTTTGGAATTGGCTCTATGCTACTTTTGTTTACCAGTTCGCCATTTTCAACAACCCAGGTTTGGTATTTTTCAAAAGAAATATTCTGAAAATAATATACCATATCAAGATCGTTTACAAACGGTGTAAACTCAATAACAACATAATATGGATCTGTTGTATTACCACTACCTTGTATCTTTATATCATAAGTTGTAAACTCAGAGGATTCCTGTAATGGTATTTCATACTCTTGTAGTATTCCATAATATGATATAGGCCGCCAATTCTGAGTCGGCTCTGATGAAACTATATATACTTTGGGCTTATTATTCTCACTTTGAATCGTTCCACCTGATGGTGTTCTTATACTTATTCTTAAATGATATTCGTAAGTTCCTAAATTATATATAGCTCTATATAAACGCTTGTAGTTATCTTCGTGCTCCTGAAGATTAAATATAAGATAACTTGCATTATCAAGAAAGTCGTTATTGAATCGATTCCAGTGTCCGACTCTAGTCCAAGTATTAAGATCGGTCATATCAGCTATTCTTAAAGACACGGTTAATGGCGTTGTTATTTCAGACACAGAAATATCACCGGACGATTTCCTGAACACAAGTCTTATAAATTTGGTATCATTTGGAACAAACGCATAAGTACCAATTTGAATCCAACCCATGTCTTCAAGTACACTTTTACTAGCGTTATATCGCATTATATTGAAATCAGCAATTGGGTTGTCTGTTAAAACGGAAATATAAAATCCATCAGTATATTGTGATACATCTATGTAATTTATAGTTCTCACTCTAGTAGAGCTACTAGAATTGTCACCGTTACTTCTTATAGTACCTTGCTCTATCTCGCTTGGATTGAGGGTTAACTCTATGATCTCACTCATATAATCACCTTCTTGTTAAGCACATTCAAATCCAATACTCTGTAAATAAGCAGGATTTTTCATTTCTTCTACAGTAAGGATTCTGAATGGTGTTGGTGATCCGGACAAAGTAACATTTGGCAAGTTTGTCCCGTCAACTATAGTTATTCCAGTAAAACCAGAACCTGTAGCTGGAAGATTTATAGTTCCTTCGCTGTTTCCTCTTATTACATTGTTAGACATATCTATTACGTTGTCATCATTTGATTCCCATATACTGTAAACTGGTGTTAATTTGTTAAGCTTTATTGTGTTTCTTGAAAATATCGTTTTCTTATCATTCCAGCTTCCACCACCAGATGCCACGAATGCAACTTTTACCAAAGATGTTATATCAAAAATATTGTCTGTCATGGACACTCCAGCCAATGGTCTTTGATCATAGCCTCCCATATCAGCAGGCCATGATTTCTTATCAGAAACACTAGCAAATATACAAAGCATCCCTACATTATCCGGAGCATCGTATGTATTTTTAGACATTGTAAATGTACTCTGCTTTATCCAACCCTTTATAGCATCATAATATGGATCTTTAAACGAAAAAGCATATTTATAACCAGTATTTCCGGCAATTTTTACATGATCAAGTCGTGGTATCATTCCAACCAATATAAATTCATTATGAGGCGTATATATTGAGTCTATGGTTATGTTTTTTAATTCAAAGAACTTATTATATGTAGCATCGCCACTGTTTTCAAACATGCTATGCTCAGAATTAGAAAATCCAGACAGTTTAGCCCCGTTACCATCTATAGATATGTTATTCGCAGTTTTGCATAAAATATATGGTGTTTCTCCAGGATATACCTGAGAAAGATCTATTTTAGTCCCATCTACAAATTTAATATACACATCAGAGGTCGCGCCTTCTACTTTTTCTTTAAGCTCGTCATATGTTTCTATTACATATGGATCTGAACTAGCACCGCTTCCTGTTACACTCATTCGTTAGGCATCTCCTTTCTATTAGTATATGATAGATCAATAGCCGTAGCTTCTATGTTCATTTCTGCAAACTGCAACTCATTCAAATATAATTCTCCGTAAGACTTTAGTAAAGCCGGATCTGTTATTTCTGAAAAAGTTACTGTTTTCTCAATCCATCCATAAGTATCGTAAGCTTCTTTTGCTATAAGGTATGGGCTTCCGTTGTTTACAGATTCGATAGTAATTCGGAGGTCTTGTTCAAGCTCCTGTTCTGGAGTAAGACTTCCTTCGTCTGGCATTCCTTCAGCCTCGTTTTTAGTAGCACCTAAAGGTACCAATACAGTACAAAGCTGAGACACCTCAAAATTTGTAGTGTGGTCAAGAAGGTTCTTACCGAATATTATTTCCTGTTCACAAAACGGTAATTCATCTTCAGACTGTAAATAGTCTAAGTAACGAATTCCACTCTGTTTACGAACACGAAGAATGCCACCATATACCTCTATGAGTTTTCCTATAGTATCCCATGTGGTTTCAAATCCAAAGGCTCTAGCAGTATATGCAAAGTTTGGATCATCAACAGTAACAACTCCTAGAGTAAAATGTTTATAGTCCGGGGTTTTATTGTTATGTATTGTTATCACATATGACAGGTATTCTCGAACAGAATTGAAATGGCGAACTGTATTTTGCTGAGTTGTGTCAAACAAATATGCCAATTCTCCTTCACAATATACGCTTTTCTGTTTATAAAAGTCTGTATCTATACCGGTAACGCGTCCTTCGAAAATATCATCTTCAACACCGTCTTGATATATTTTCACTATTGTATTCATTGGTTCTATCGTGTCATACTGCGGATTGTCTTCCGTTATAGTAAACGAAAATGATCCAGGGGCATTAACTTCCAATTCCAAAGTTGGAGATATTACTTTATGCTCTATTAAAGGTGACTTATCGCTATATAGTAGAGAATCTCCTCTGAATCCAAAGTTGTCACCGTCTGCCATTTTGAATTCATTTCCATCTGAAGTACAAAAGTTCATAAAACCAGTATTAGATATGACTTTAAACATTATTACAGCCTCCCTTGCGTAAAGTCTATTCTTATAGTACCTCTTCCTTTTACCTGAAATCCCACATTAACATCTTCTGAAAAAGCGCCTATTGTAAAATCTGGATCCCTATAGGTTCCTGTTGGTAAGGGTCCTTTTTCAATAAATGTATTATAATCGGAATTCCAGTATCTTATATAAAGACCATTGTCTGAGCTTATAGCAATCACCATTGGTGCTGGCATTTCCATAAGATAATCCTTAATATCCGGTATAACATCAATATATGACTCACTATCAACCTGAACGGTTTGGAATACTTCGGGGTATATCTCTCCGACTGACAGTGGTAATTTCTTATAGGGATCAAGATCGTAACCTATTGAAATGTTATGAATGGGTCCGTCTTGTGTCATAGATACAGTAAACGTTCCAGGATACTCATATAAAGAATCATCTGCTAGAACCATTTTTCTTTTTTTACCATGTAAGAAATTTAC